AAGCACAGCGTCCGCTTCAACACCCGTTGGGAACACGTTGGCCGTACCAGTCATAGTAACTGTACCTACGGCCCCATCGGCTTCTACCCCTGTGGTGGGTACATTTGCTTCAGCGTCAACAGTTAGCGTACCAACAGCGCCGTCAGCTTCTACCCCCGTTGGGAAGATATTAGCCGTACCCGTCATGGTAACAGTGCCCACGGCCCCATCGGCTTCTACACCAAGAGGGAAGACATTAGCTTCGGCGATAGTGGTAACGTCACCCGCAGCAACGGCCCCGGCAACGCTGGTTACCATAACATCTGCTTCTGCGTCTACTGTAGCGGTACCAATACCACCTGCAGCGGCAACCCCCGTAACGGGAGCAAGAGCATCCGCAGATACAAATACAGCGCCTAGTGCAACGTTAGCGGCTACACCATCAGGAAGAACAATAGTAAGGTCGAGCCCCCAAGAGCCTTGGCCCCAAGCGGTGGAACCCCAACCTACATATTCTTCTGAGGACGCCACTCAGACAACTTACGGCGTAGCAATACGCACGATGGCGTTCGTTGCATCTGCTGCTGGGAACTGAACAGTAAAATCACCTGCTGTAGATGTTTTATCTGCGCCAAAATCCAACACTGCAACGGCTGGGTTAGTCCCGCCATTATACTTGTAGATCAATGCCCCACGCGCAGTAATCGTAGCATCTGCCCATGTAGTATCTGTAAAGTCTAAAAACGCCGTGGTACCCGACGAAGCGGGGTTAGCGGCAATAGACAAGGTGTTACCCCCTGCTACATAGTTTGTACCCACGACTTCGTTTGTTGTTGCGTACGCAGTAGTAGCCGCGCTCAACGTAGCCGCGCTTGTGTATAGTGCGATTTTAAATACTTGCGACGTGTCGCTGCTGAAATCCATCTCGCCGTCTAAAAGAGCGACTTTGAAGGACGTGCACATTGCCTGTGTAATAGCCATTGTAGTCTCCTTAACTTACTGGGATTCGGAACTGGCCCGAACGATATGCGTCTTCGCGTAGTTTACCATCTCCAAGCGATTTGAGTAGTGTTATAGCTTGTAGATACATCTTTTCGTACATCGCCACAATGTCAGGTTCGCCCTTCATAAAGCGGATTGCTTCTAGCAATGCTCCATTAAGTAGCGCGGAGTCAAACTCATCCCCCAACCATGTAGTGCCCGCTGTTACGATAGACTGCGGATAATAGCCGTAATGTAGTTCTGACGCATACCCAGAATCAGGCGTTGGACCAACAATGAAAGTGTTGTCATCAAAATACGCATAATGTTTGGGAAGTCCTGTTACTGTGGGGTTTGGATACGCTTCCCGCATAAAATTAACGTCTTTGTTAAGCAAGAAATGGTACACACCACTACCGTCAACGACGGCTAACGAATAGGACCACAAGAAGTCACTCGGTGTGGACAAGTATTTATTGCTAGATGTTAGTGTCCCTGTAACGTTTTTACGCAGCGCGGGTATTTGCACTGTGTTGTAAATTTTTTGTTCAGCCTGCTGTGTGAACATAGCGAGCTGATCGTCTGTAAACGTTGTTTCACAGATGTCTTGGATGTTTGCCTTCAGCTCGGTATAATTCATATCTTACGCCATTGGTCCACGGGCCATAAGACCCTTTGTTGCAGCGCCGGTACCACGAACTTTAATACCCGTAGTTTTAACGCCCTTCATGCTTGGCTTTGGGGCGTGGCTACAGGGCTGTACGCCTTTGTCCCGGATGATCTTGGGTTCCTTCATGTCGAAGACTTTCATCGTATTACTCCTATGTAGTTGTTATCGTGACTTGACCAATAACCCCAAGCCCAACCAAGGTATTAGGGGTTAAGCCAAACGGGTCGTTTCCGCCACCAACGGGGTTCCAGCCCCACTGGATACCGCGACTGCTGTAATCTCCAGATGGCCCAAGACTTAGATCGACCCGTGGGTTGCGTATAGCCTGTGGATCGTTGATGGGAAACTCACCTAGTTTAAGCTGTGGCTGATCGGGATTCCAGCATTCACGGCAGGCTTTAACGTTCGTGTCGCGACCTTTAACAAAAAGGTTTTTAAGTTCCCGTAATCTATACTGGAACCCGCACACGTCACAGAGTGCAATAGCTTTCTGAGCTGATGCAAACTGATTTCCCATCAGGCAATCCTGCCAATTCTAGGCACAAAACGCGCTGCTGTTTTCTCGCGGTCCTCTCCTGCGGCTAGCTGGAACTCCTCCTCGTACACCGATTTAAGCATAGGGATACGCTCAACAAGCTCAGGAACCTTCATGGCAATGTGGTACGCCAGCCCAGCAACGAGGCAAGGAAGGAAACGGAAGTTCATATCCGCTGTCTCCGCGCCTGCGCCTGCGTCCTGTATGCGCCGCATACGCCAGTAGTATAGCACATAGTCGTTGTTATCCGGCACAGGCCAGACATTTACCTTCGGTGCATCCCGCAGTCGTTCAATATACAACTGAATCGGACGCCCTTGTGTTAGTTTGTTAGGTATAGACGCGTACGTACTAACACTAATTCTGCTTATGGTAAGATCGGATTGTGTCGAGGAGTTACCACTGTTAGTACGTATTTGATGTTCGAGTAGATCAATAGTATCCGCTGGTAAAGTGTACTGTGACGTACCTGACACTAGGTTTATAGTGCCCGAATCAATCGTCCACATATTGATCCCACGGTTCTGCCACTCGATCGTCATCAAGTTCATAGAACGCCGAGCCGTACGTAAGTCGTATCCAGACCGCATCTCACGGCCCGCACGTTCCCATGCTTCTTCGGCAATCTCCGTGAAGTCCATGTTAAACGCTGTGGTGCCCGATGTTGTCATGTTTTACGCCTTTTTGTAGGAGCTACACGTTTAGGTGCGCCTGCTGGCTGTCCTAAACGTTTTTTCTGCGCTACACGTGTGCTCTTCTCTGCCGTAGTCATCTCCCCGCTTGTCTTCGGGGTTTTGCTAGACACTCGTTTTGTAGGTCTGCAGTAGGGGGTAGCGCGATCCTCGCCCTTCTTACGCCCGCAGGGTTTACCCGTGCTGACGTCTTTCCAGTCTTCCTTGAACCAACGCTTTAACGCTGCTCCTTTTGCGGTTTTACGGACAGCCATTACGACTTACTACCCTTCTTTCTGCACTTAGCGATTGCACCACTTGCATACGCACTAGGGAAAACTTTGTATTGAGCTTTCACTTTATGGTAGCAAGAATCCTTAACTGAGCCGCCCTCCTTGTAGCCTTTTGGACCACTAGAAGAACTGCCACAATCGCTGGATTTGTAATAGCTGCGCATCAGCTCATCTTACAGGCTTTGCCACCACGGGCCATACCGTAGCCGCGTACTTTGCCGCCAGACTTCATCTTCTTGACTTTGCCGCCATGCTTCATCTTCTTGACTTTGCCGCCCTTTTTCAGGCCCATGTCTTTAGCTTCTTCGCTTTCGCGCTGCATTGAACGACCCATACGCTCTAGCGCAGCACGGTCTTCTTCTGACATATCCATGGCAGCAGGGCGTGGTTTAGGACGCATAGAGGTTTTAGGGGCCATAGCGCTTTGTAAACCCATAGGACGGGGTTTAGGACGCATAGAGGTTTTAGGGGCCATGGGGCTATCTTCGCCCTCGGTCATGCCGCCCATAGCATATTTTTTAGATTTCATAACGACTACTCCTTAGCATTTCCACGCCCGAAGGCTTTTGTTGATTCTGCTATTGGGATCATTTGCCGTTTTAGCAGAAGTTAACTTCTTTTTCATTCCCGTCATGCGGGCACAGAAAGACTTCTTCCGTGATCCACCTTCGGGCTGCGGTGCTTTTAGCCCCGGCTTTGTAGGGTTGGCTTTGTTGTAAGAGGCACGCCCCTTAGCATTTAACCCACCTTTTGGGTTCTTGCCTTCCTTACGCGTCCAAGCCGGAGACTTAGCCATGTGTCAATCCTTAGCCTTCGTACATCACGGTAACAGAAGCCACGTCCGTCAATACGACGTACACGTTCGTAGAACATAAGAATCCGCTATTAGGGATTATAACGTCGTACGCGTCTGCTATACCGGGAGTTGCAATTTCAAGAATAGCTGTACC